TTGGGGACTTGTTACATGTAGAAGAAGTGGTGCGCAAGTTCAACCCCAACCACGATAAGTTGGGACTGTTTGCTTCAGGCACAGGCTACAAGCATATCTTTGATGATCCCATCTACACGCCCATTGATCACCGATTGATCGATGTGAAGGCCAAGGATCGGCCACTGAACGATCCCAAAAAAGTGATAAGTATTGATGCCTCCTTGCCGGGGCAGCAGTATGTGATCCCCTATTCAGCAACGCCTTTCTTTAAGCAGCTTAATGTATTGCAGGGAACCCCCGATCCCATGGCGGTGCCGGTGGAGAATTATATAGCGGCGCGGGAGAAGCTATTCAATACGCAGCCGGTTGAGCACTTATTGATTAGCGATTTGATCTTCACCCAGACCATGGTGAATAAAGCCAAGGTGGAACAGAATATCAAGGAGAAGAAAGACAAGGAAGCATTCGTGGTGCGGTATGGTGGGGATGATTATGTGATGGATGGGCATCACATGATTGTGGCGCGGGCCTTGCGTGGGAAGAAACACATTTATGCTCATGTGCTAAAGATCAAAGAGCAAGTCAAAAAGTTCAATCCTTACCATGGTGATGATGGGAAATTTGCTTCCCATAGTGTATTACCTTTGAAACGTGATCTTCCCCGACAAGCTGAATGGCTGAATCATAAAGCAGTCGGGCTGGGATACCGTTCCGCCGACGAATTATCCAAACTCAATCCCGAAGTATTCATGGGACTGGCCCAAGAATGGCGCAAGAGTCATGCGTTGGAAGCAGAGCAGAAACCGGGGACCGTCAAGGTTTATCCCAGTGGAAGATATCATGATGCCAAACAAAAAGAACATTGGCTGGATCACAAGGCCCGACAGCATGATTACCTGTCGGGGAGAGATATGCAGGAAAACGATCCCCATCTTTATTACAAACTGTACAGCCAGTACCCGCATTTGCAATCAATTGCAAACTCCCAGAAACGTGATGTGTCTGGTGAAGCCCGTGATAACCATGGCCAGTGGGTTAAAGGATCATCGGGCGATGTGATCAAGGGTCTTACTGCTAGATTCCCGAACATCTCCATCAAGGTTGTACCAGCAGTTGATGGTGTTAAGGGTGAAGGGGGCCGTTACTTCCCAGATCAACGCCTTGTTCAAGTCACGCCACTTGCGTCTGCCAATACTATTGCCCATGAGTTTGGGCATGCAGTTATCGGTGATCTTTACGCACAGAATGGCGTAGCCTTTGCAAAACAACTTGGTGATGCAGTACGTGCGGTTGTAGGGGGAAAATTCTCCGATCCAGTTGATCCGTGGGCACGACTTCCTGCCCGTGTGGTCAATGCAGCTAAAAACGTCATCTGGGGTTCTCATACCGATATATGGAATGAGTTTCTTGCAGAGGCATTTGCGCGATCCTATAGCGGCAAGACAGATCGTTTGACTGCCGCAGTTGCGGGAGTGCTTACTTCTTTAAAGCAAGGTTCAAAAACACAGAAAGCAGCCGTGGAGATGGTCGGGGACACCCATCTAATGCCCTTCGTATCCTTCAAGGACAAGATGCGGGACCACACCATGAACCAAATGCAATTGATTGCAAGCTTGCATACGTCCCGACTTTCCAACTATGGATTCGTAGCCGAGGCCAAGGCGTTGGGATTGACTGAATACGCCATCAGTGAGCAGTTGGATGTTAGGACGTGTTTAAATTGTCGGGCAAGACATGGCAAGAGGTTCACAGTTACTGATGCCAATGACACACTTAAGGATATCTTCAGTGTGCAGTCCCAAGATGACATGAAGGCATTGCGCCCATGGCCCAAACAGGACAAGCGATCTGTGGCTGAGTTCGCTGCAATGAGTAATGATGAATTGGTGCAGCGCGGTTGGCATGTGGGGGAATTACACCCCAGATGCCGGGCTTTGATGGTACAAGTCGGGAAGGTTCCACGTATCGAAGACACCCCCAGCTTCCTTGCAGCCATGGGTAAAGAGCAGCCGTTGGAGAACATCATTACCCAACTCCCCAACATCCAATCCAACACGTTGGGGACGGACAAGCAACGTGCTGCAATACAAGATGCCTACACCACCATCAAGACACGTTACCTGACCAATGCGGTGGAACACGGTATTGGAATTGATCAGGAGGGCAAGACCATCTTGGAAGTCAAAGGTACCGCAAAGCATATTGACTTCACCGAAGGGGAAAAGAAACTTCTTACTAACGGGGTGTCGTTCATACACAACCATCCCAATAATTTCTCACTGTCCATGACCGACCTGACCTTTGCGGCGGAACGGTACCTGCAACAAGTGATTGCCATAGGCACAGATGGGAGTGAGTTCGTTGCCTTCGATATTGTGCGGGGGGCAAGCTACAAAAGTACAGCAGAATACTTCCAAACATTGGAGCAGGGAGCCATGGGGGTATTGGCCAAGTATCTCTACCCAGCTACCTTCGCCAAGGAAATCACCACACAAGAAGCCAACTTATTCCACTATCATTTCCTCAATACCATCTTAGGTAAGTTCGGGGTGGATGTATATCGGGCCAAGCTGGGATCGGAAGCAGGCCCCGCCATTGAAAAAGTCACTGCCTTGATGGAAGAAAAAGTCGGGATGCAGAAACTGGAAAATGAAGTGGTAGCTTCTCTCAAGAACATATTGAAAGGAAAAGAATATGACAAGCACCTCCCATTTGCTTGATTATCCACATCCTGAGTACATTTTGGACTTGAAGGTGCTGCAAGCCAACCTTGCCGAGCTTGAAGGTATCCGGCGACCCGACTTGGCAGTATTCAAAATGATCAGTGGATACAAGCAGCAGATTACCCGAGTGCAATCAATTGCAAAAGATAGCTCCCCAGCACAACCTGTTTGACCAGAGGCAAGCCAACAGTTAATCTACTCGCTGCTGTTTCACGGTGGCGGGGTTGGCATGTACGCACGCATCTTTCGGGAAGACATCAGTCAGGCTGATCTGCGCAAAGCGGGATTGAAGAATCCCCAACTTGGCGCACCCAAGCATGTCCCCGGTACCAAGCCCCTCAATATCTTCGATCCCGCCGATTATCTAAAGGCACGGGATGGTAGTGATAAAGTACGGGCCGATGCGGGACTGCTTTACCATCAAGCACAACATGGTATGGGTTGGATACCCGGTGCAGACATGACCGGCATGTTCGGGGCCAGTCTTGCAGACTTCCATCCTTCCAAATACATTACGTCAATCACTCCCGAAGTTTGGCCGGGGGCTGTTCTCAAAGGAGACACCATGAACACCAAAATGAAAACCGCAATCAAATCCGCAACGGGTGGCTTCTTGATGCTGGATTCGGGGATGACCGATGTAGGCCATCATAAAATATCCAAATTCGGGAGAACTGATCGGGAGAACGGTACACCCTCTAATGAGCCAAAAACCTCTACTTCAGTTGCTGCGCATTCTTTAAGTGCAACCACCACGGCATTTCTGCATAATCCTGCGGCCATGCCCAACACATCTGATGCTGTACGGCTTACGGTATTAGGGGAAATTGAGATGGATGCAATTCTCCCTGAGGATGTGAATAAAAAAGAAGGCTTCAGTCATTTGTTCAAGATGAACCCCAACCATGACAAGGCAGGGTTGTTTGCTTCGGGTAGTGGTGGGGAAGGTAAAAAACTTTCATACCATCCCCGCACGATCAAGCCGGGGGAACACGCAATCGAAGTTGTACAGCACAATGAAGATGGTCAATCGGATACTTCGTTGGGGCATCTCCCCACCAAGTTTGATTCCATGGACAAGGCTAAGGCACATGCTGACTTTTTGAATAAACCTGCTGGTGAGCAGCCCCAAAAAGTTGGATACCCAACTGAACCCGTCACCGTGGATTCAACGGGGAAATGGAATGGCAGTGATCTGAAGCCGGGGGAGAAACCAGCCGAAGGTCATGCTATCCCCGCTAAACCCACAGGCCCTCGTCCCATCCATGAAATAGCACGGGAGATTAAACGCACATGGAGCAAGCAAGGTAAAGGCGTGAACTACGCAGCCAAGCCCTATCTTGATGCCATGGGTTCGTTGGAGTCGGGGAAAGATTCTTATGGTCAGGATTCAGCCCATTCCGTGCTGGCTTACTTTTTGGGGAATGCAAATTCATTCAAAGGCCCCGACGCCAAACGATTGAAGGATGAACTGAAGCAGCATATGCCCAAGAGCAAGAAAGAGGAAGGTTTCACACACCTGTTCAAAGCCATCGGCCCGATCAAGCACGGTGCCTTTCATGCGTATCTGGGTAAGTCCCCAGATCAACCCATCACCGATGCTGACATTGAGCGTGGATTGAAAGCCGGTGGGCATCCCGCAAAAATGGCCGAATTCGCAAAGGCAAGCAGGGGGTGGTCACATGGGGGCAAGAAGGATTAACCATCATGAAACAAATCCAAGCTGTATTCAAAGCTGAAAACGAAGAACAACAGATTGTCTGGGCCTCTCATGGGTAAGGGACTTGAACTATCGGGGAAGGTATTCAACCGATTGACTGTGTTGAAACAAGTTGTACTGCCTAACCAACAACAACGTAATTGGCTATGCCGGTGTAAGTGTGGTGTAGAAAAAGTAATCGGGGCCAAGGAGATTACCAAAGGACGTACAAAGTCTTGTGGGTGCTTATGGCGGGAGAGTGCTGCAAAAACATGTATAGAGCGAAACACAACCCATGGGGGGTCTAAAACACTTTTGTATGGTGTTTGGGTAAGTATGCTCAATCGTTGTCGGAATCCTAACGTGGAGGCATACCCACGTTATGGTGGTAGAGGTATTAAGGTTTGCAAGCGTTGGTTGAAATTTGAAAATTTTAAAAAGGACATGGGTAATCCTGGTGAGGGGTTGACTCTAGAGCGGGTGAACACTAATGGGAATTATGAAAAAAGTAATTGTATTTGGACTACCTATAAAGAACAGAATAGTAACCGCCGTAACAATGTGTACGTGTTTGTTGGGGAGGATCGTATTACTGTTTCAGAATGCTCTAGGCGTCTTGGCATCCCACACCAAACATTAGGCTACCGTGTTAGTCATGGTATACCTACCCCCGGAGTCATATATGCCTAACAAGATTATTAGAGCCATTTTTAAGGCTGAGAATGAAGAACAGCAGGTATGTTTCAGTGAAGTGTACCCAGCCAACATCCCTGACACCGATGGGGAATTCATGGATATAGAAACCATCCGTAAAATGGCTTATAAATTCATGGAAGAACATAAGCAGAACCACATCGATCTTCGGCACAATAATCGATTGGTGAAGGGTGCTTGTGTTGTCGAATCTTTCATTGCCAGAAAAGGGGACCCTACCTTTATTGAGAATGCTTGGGTAGTGGGAGTCCATATCCCCGACAAGGCTGTATGGTCTGCCATCAAGAATGGGGAAATCAACGGCTTCTCCATGGAAGCCTTCGTGCATAAAAGAGCAGTGGAGTTGGAGATAGATATCCCCGACATTCTCCATGGCACCACCATGAAGCATGCTGACGGGCATGAGCATGAATTCAACGTCAAGTACGATGATCGGGGAAACTTCCTTGGCGGGGATACCACAGAAACCAATGGTCACAAGCATGTGATCAAGCGGGGCACCATCACTGAGCACCAGGATGGGCACAACCACCGCTTCTCTTTCATTGATCTGTTCAACGCTGGGACCAATGCTGAAGGGAACAGTTAATGTTTGCCCATGTGTTCAAAACGGGAACACATGATGGGACAGTTAAATCCTGGGTATCCCGTAGGCATGGTGGGATGCCTAAATTGAAACCTGGAGAACACTCCCCTTACCGCCCTAAAGAATCATACGTGGGTAGATTCAGTAAGCCACAACGTAGAGCAGGACGGGCAGACTTGAATGCAATTGTTCGGGGCGGTTACTGATATGTTCAACCATATCTTCAAGCTCTCCAATGAAGAATTCACCAGGATGGCTGATCCCGTAAAAGATCGGGCCAAGAGAGCTATGTGGGCACAGCGTATGGAACGTGACCCATCCCTTGCTTGGAAGCAGGAAGGGTATTCCCATATTTGGAAGTACAACGTCAACCATGATATTAATGGCAGGTTCGATTACAAAGAAGCACAGAAGGCCCTGATTGCTATCGGCAGTAAGTCTCATGTGGTAATCCCGATCAAGGAGATGGTGAATGCTGTTGGCGGGGCCGGATACAAACCCGCCCCGGATACAAGAGAAAAACTAAAAGAAGTATTGGGGGATGACAAAGGCAGTGCCCACATCGATCTTCACCATGAGAATGGTACAGCGCGGGATAGTCTTATTTTCGACTGGGCCAAGATGCCCAGCGGCAAGTTTGAAGTTAATGCTTATATGGCGGGGGGACATGCACAAAGTAAAGCCAAGAAGTCTTCCGATTTTCGGGGCAGTAATGGTGTCCAGCCTGATGGCCATATTGATCCTGAAGCTGACGCAGCAGCCAAGAAATTCTGGGCTAAGCATCACGCTAAAAAAGAAGTACGGATTGCCCCTATCGGTCCCAAAGGTACCTTGGAACGAGAGACTGAGAAGCTGGTGCCAGCCGTTACCACCGAGCCATTGATTCAGGAACGCAAGCTTCCCAAGAATCCATTGAAAGCTGCTGTATTCGCACAGCCTGCTACGGCTGTCGGGCCACATGTGATTTCTACTTCCCCGGCTGCAACTGCAACGGTGAATTCATGATTTGCAATTGATTGCAAATAGGCTATTTATTAATTTGCAATCAATTTCACTTTTAGGGTATTGGAGAAAATCACCGGAAGTTGTAATCTTGCCATATGTTGTTTTTGAGGCAAGGTGATTCAAAGTGAAAGTAAGGGTTCGCGCCAACAAGCTGGAAAATGCAACCGCAACGCATATTTCGTTGGTTGAGCGTGGGGCCAATCGAATTCCATTCAAGATTCTGAAACAGGAGAAACAAATGATCAACCTTGACCTTTCCCGCATTTTCAAACAAGACAATGCTCCCCTGACCGCCACTATTCTGGGCTATGTGCTTCAAAAAGAAGACAACACCGAGGCGGTGCAGAAAGCCTTGAGTGCTTCTGGCGTGATCCTGAAATACGCTAAGGAATTCGAGGATGGCACCGTGATCTACAAACAGTCGGAAGACGTTTCGGATGAGGACCTGAAAGACGCCACCATCTTCAAGACCGGCGAGAATCTGGCGGTGGTGTGCAAGGGCATCGACGCAGAAGCCATGACAGATGGCCTGCAAGCGGCGACCGTGGTCAAGGAACTGGGCTTCATGCCGGGGATCGACATGGCCACCAATGCTTTGATGACCAACCTCAATGCAGCCTTTGCCGATGGCAAGGATGTGGTTGCCAAGGCCGAGGAAGCCCTGACCGATTTCACCAGCTATGTAATGGCGGCGGCAACAGCTATCCCCGCCGAAGCATTCAAGGCTGAGATGGCAGTCAAGTCGGCTACTGTCCCCAGCGGCCCCGTGCGTACTTCCCAAACCGATGAAATGAGTGCTGGCAATATGGGTGGGGAGAATAAAGGCAAGACCCACACCCCCGAAGAAGATGATGCCGTGAACAAAAACAAAGACGGTGGCAAGATCACGGCGGAAGCGGTGGCTGCAAAGAAAGCCGAAGATGAAGCCAAAGAGAAGCAGGAAAAAGAAGAAGCAGCCAAGAAAGCTGCGGCTAACCCCGGCATGGACATGAGCCAGATCACCAAGGCTTTGACAGAGGGCATCAAGTTGGCCACTGCCCCCATCGGGGATGCCATGGCTTCCTTGACGGAAACCATCAAAGGAATTCAAAAGAGTGTTGGTGATCTGGGCACAAAGGTAGAGGCAACAGCCAAGGCTGCTACTGAAGCTGGGGAAATCGCACGGAAAGCTGATGCAACGGTGAAGGGAGCCTTGGTTGGCGGGGCGACCGGAGATGATCCTGATGGCGAGCGTGTCAACAAGAACGAATCCGCTGACTCGGGGCGCACCATAGATACCGCCTACGACCGCAGTATCCGCAAGTCCGTGAGAAGTGTGAGTGAGCAGCGTAACGCTCGCCGCATGAACATGGGCTAATCGGGCAACACACCTTCATCATTTTATCAATCAGGAGAACACCATGACTAACAGCAACCGCTCCCTCATCAGCAAGGCCGATATCGCTCTGAGCGACTTGTCCGTTGCTGGTATTCTCAACCCCGAGCAAACGGATCGTTTCATTCGGGTGCTCATTGAGTCCCCGACGATCATGAATTCGTGCCGTGTGGTCACCATGACCAGCCCGACACGCAAGATCAACAAGATCGGATTCGGGTCCCGCCTGCTTCATGCGGCTACATCATCCACAGCACTGGATTCCAGCCTGCGTGCCAAGCCCGATCTGTCCCAAGTGGTGCTGACCACCCATGAGAAGATTGCGGAAGTGAATATCCCCTACGATGTGCTGGAAGACAACATCGAAGGTGGCAACATCAACGTGCCCCTGCAAACCGGCGCGGGTGGTTTGCATGACACCATGGTTACGCTGATCGCGGAACGTGCGGCCCTCGACCTTGAAGAACTGGCCATCCAGTCCGATACCAATTCGGCTGATGCTGACCTGAACGTACAGGACGGCTTCCTGAAGCTGTGCAGCACCCACATCGTCAATGCGGGCAATGCCACTCTCAACAAGAACATCCTGAAGGCCGGTGTGAAAGCCATGCCCCCGAAATACCTGCGCAATCGTGCGGAACTGGTGCATTACGTTTCGGTGCCGAATGAAACCGAGTACCGTGACACCTATGCCAATCGGCAGACCGCGTTGGGTGACAGCATGCTGCAAGGCACGTCCCCGATGTATGCGTATGGCTCGCAACTCCAGGGCGTTCCCCTGATGCCATCAGCCAGCGGCCTGTTCACCAATCCGATGAACCTGATCTTCGGCTTCCAGCGCCGGATCACCATCGAATACACGAAAGACATCCGTGCCCGTGTGTTCATCATCGTGCTGACCTGTCGCGTTGCTTTGGCAGTGGAAGAAGCCAATGCAGCTATTCAGTACCAAAACATCAGCGGCTAAGTTTTAAGCCCAGAAGTGGGCGGTTGACATTGACTGGGGCGTGCGAGTAATCTTCGCATGCCCTTTTCTTTTTCAATCACCAAAGGAGTCCACCATGACCGTCACTACCAAGCGCAAGTACACCAAGAAGAATGCTGTAGCTGCTGAAGCCAGCCCCAAAGCTGCCCTAGTGTACCAAGCCCCAGAAGGAAAGAAGCTGGTGCAGCTTGCCAAGGGGGTAGAGACTTACGTGACTCCCAAAGGGGAAATGTACATTGCATCCAAGGTGTATGCAGTGACAACGGCAAAACAAGAAGAACTGTTCAACTACACCAACATGACCACGGGTGTTCCCATTTTCAAGACTGCCGTGATCCAGAAACGCAGGGTAACCGAAGAATCATTCATTGCCGAAGCCGGTCAGGTGATGGACGATAAAGAGATTGATACCGGGGCCATGCAACTGCGGGATGCCGAAGGCACGGATGTAGGTATCGTCACTGTTTAAGGGTAACCAATGACAACCAAGCTCATAATCGATAATGACGCGGTACGGGCAAGGATGTCATTGGAGGATCGGCAGGAAATCAATGACGCCATCGATTCCGCTTTGATCGCCGCTCATGTCTTTCTGGCGGGGCAACTCAATACCGACTTTGATCCCCATGCAAATCGGGAAGACATCTTTCAACTAGACAGGCATCTATTCCCCAACTTGCCGGGGGATATGTTCCGGTGCCGACTCAAGCAAGCCTTTGTGAAGACCATCACCAGTGTTCAGGTGGCGGAAACTCGCCGGGGCTTGTTTCTACCAGATCAAGTCACGGATGTTCTAGTTGCAGATTACTATGTGAACATGGAACAAGGGCTGCTATTCATTGAATCCGATGGGTACGATGAAACCTTCCTGCGGGTGGTCTATACAGCGGGATTTGATTCAGTCAACAAGGCCCCCGATTGGTTGCAAGAATGCGCCTTGTCCTATGTCCCCAGCATCCTCAACTATCAGCAAGTCACCAACCGTAATGCCGAGACTGAGAAGGCAGTACGCATGATTCAATCCCAAGTGGCGGGGATGATGGATAACAAACGGCGGGAGACTGCCTTCCAGTTATCCCCCTTGTACTGATTGACAAACCACATCAACCTATTATGATTAAGATCGATGTTTCAGGGATTGAAGTCGATCTGCTTCCCCGCATCAAGAAGCTTCTTGAGCTAATCGACACCAACGAGATACTGGATCATGAGGCTGTTCCTTTCCTGCTGAACCGTATCCGTACCCGATTTCTTGCAGAACACAATCCAGACAACGTACCATGGCCCCCATCGGCTGCTGCCATTAAACGTCGGGGCGGTGGGTACACATGGAGTCGGGGCAGGAAGTGGACAAGCACAGGCACCCTCTTTGCCAGTGGCACTCTCTTTCGATCCATTCAAGCGGGCCTGGGTTTCGGGGATCAACTGGATATGAATACCCGAGTAATCGGGACCGACGATCCTGTAGGGGTGTTTCATCAATTCGGGACAACCAAACTCCCCATCCGTGCTTTCTTGGGATTCAATGACGATGACGCCAATGTGCTTGAGAAATTATTGATGGCTAATCTGCAAGAGAAATTCGATAAGGCCATGGGAGAAGGTAAATCATGAGTGAATTTTCACGGGACCCTACCGTGGGTGTTGCATCCGGGTGCATACTTGATATCACAGCCAAGGTAAATCTTGTCCCCAACTTTGGTCCAGAAAAAGTCTTTAACGTCTACAGCGAAGACGATCTGCTTGATCGTTCAAATCGTGTCGGGGTAAAGATGCCTTTTGTCGGGATCATGTATGAAGGTTCCAAACCAGCCCAAGGTGATTTGTCCCGACAAGGCATGGCGGCTGAAACATTCGTGGCGGTGGTGTTGGGAGTCACTTCCAAATCCATTGGTAATGTGGATTCCAGAAATGAAGCCACCATGTACCTGGATGCGATTCGGGCACAGATCAGAACTACCCGTTCCCCGACAGGGCATAAATGGAAGTGGGGAGGGGAATCTTTCGCCGGGGTCATCGGCAACGTCAACATCTACATTCAACGCTGGTCTACCTTCACCGCCCTCACGGGTTAATTTGCAATCAATTGCAAATGGAGTATTTCAATTACTCCTTGACTGCTATTGCGCGGAGGCGAAAGCCTTGTAAAATTAAAACTGCTGATACTTTATTGGCCTGAATTTTGTACTCATTGATCAATGGAGACTTAAAATGACGCTCAAAGCGATTTCCGCAAATTTCGGTGAAGGTGGGGTATACGGTCCTGACGTGCGGGATGCGTTGAAAGAGCTTCAGGGCCTCACAATGACTACGGTAGCTGGGGCCAGTGCCACCAGTGTGTCCATGGCAGTCGCAGCCTTGCGCAGTGAAGATACGCTGCTTGCCGTGTTGTCCTTGGATGCCTTCGCAGATGACAAGGCCAACTGCACCATCATTGATACCCATGCTTCGGGCACCTTGGTTGTTACAGGTACCCCGACGAATGGGCAAACTTTCGCGGTGGATGGTGTGACGTACACCATGAAGACCGTTCCGGCTGCTGCAACGGATGTGCTGATCAACACCGTTGCCAGTTCGGTTGGCTACAATGCGATGGCGGCTTCCATTGCAGCGGCCATCAACAGCTATGAAAACCGACTGGTCAGTTCCGGTGGCGTGGGTGGCAGGAATGTAGCCCAGGTATCGGCGGTAGCGGCTGTTGCCACGGTCACCATCACTTCGGTTGCTGATGGTGTTGGCAATGCCCCGATTGTGACAAGCAGCGGTGGCACGTTGTCTTGCGCCAACAGCGGCACGGCATCAGTCACAGCTACCACCAGTTCGGTGATTGCCACCAACTATCTTGTCGTGAACGGTGTCACCTTCACGGCACGGGCCACACTGAGCACAGTCACGGCAACGGCTGATGTGGAATTCCGTGTAACCACTACCACGGAAGCAGTGCAAGCTACCGAGATTGCACGGGCCATCAATGCCTACGAAGAAAAGTATGGCACGTTGGACGTGACTGCATCCACTACTGGTTTGTCGGCAATTGTTACCATCGTTCCGAAATCGGCCAAAAAGGGCAACATCATCCCCTTGTCTGCTGGCAATGCCACAGGGGTTGCGGCAAGCGGTGCTGCTCTTGCTGGGGGCACGGCTACTGGGGGCTTTACTTCCGGTTCCAACCTCAGTGGGAAGACTCTGCTGGTGGTCTGGTGGAATAAACACGCTTGATAACTTCCCAAGGCATATCACCCTCTAACACGTAACAGGAGAATCAAATGACTGCCACTGCAATGCACTGGGAAACTGAAAGCTACTACTACTCCGGTCAGGGGGTAGTCCTGATCGGCGCACGGGACATTACCACGGGTAAGCCCACGGGTTTGGTTCCAGTAGGCAACGTATCCGATCTGAAGATCACCATTGCCACTGGCATCGTGGAACACAAGGACTCACAGGACGGCCAGCGTGCAACGGACAAACGGATCAACAGCGAAGTGAAATCCGGCCTGTCCATGACCCTGCAAAGTTGGAGTTCCGCCAATTTGGTGCTGGCAGTGCGGGGCACCTCTTCCACGATTGCGGCGGGTACAGTTGCTGCATCGGCATCGGAAACCGTGACGATGTACGAAAATGCGGTGACTCCTCTCAAGTATGCATCGGTCAGTGCAGTGACGGTAACCGGAAGCACTACGGCTACCCCGTGGAATTCCACAATGGCGACTTCCACCAAGTGGGACTATAAGTTGAATGCGGACTTCGGTTCCTTGATGGGTGCCCCGACAGCTTCCTTGGATGTTCTGACATACACCACCCAAACGGCCCCATTGCTGGGGTATGCGACGGTGACAGTGGCATACCAGTACGCCAAACAGTACACCAGTGATTCGCTGACTACCGGCATTCAAGAACGGTACATGCGCTTTGAAGGTTTGAACACTGCGGAAAACAATCAGCCGGTGATTATCAACGTGTTCAAATTCTCCATTGACCCGTTGAAGGAACTGGCGATGATCAGTGATACCTTCGCCCAGTTCGTGTTGGAAGGATCGGTGCTTCGGGATGGCTTGCAGCTTACAGGGAGCAAATATTTCCAAGTAATTACGCTCTCGTAATAGTTTTACCGTGGTACCCAGGGGTGGTTTCCTCCTCCTTTTCCACCTCTGGGGTTTTTGTAAGTGCAATTGATTGCAAATAGTAGTTGGTAAGTAATTTTAGTTTTTAAACGTAATTC